CACGTACTAATCCAATAAATTTGAATGCATCATGTGGATTTGGAATGCTAGGTAAAAAGAAATATGATTTGGTTTGTGGTACCTATGAAGAACCAATGTTTACTGCAGAATATTCAAAACATTTAATGTCTGTATTAGAGTACATAGACTCTCATGGTTATACATACAATATAGCGACTGCAACATTGAAAGATGAAATTATTAAGCAAACAAAGATTGATGATGGACTTGAACGAGTATTCTTTGCTGGGAATGTTGATTTTCTTATACTTTGTAGAATGTATTTATCACCATTAATGGATATCTTTACAGCTCGTAGGGACAAATTATTTGGTCAGATAGGAATGAATGCAATAGGTGAAGAATTTACACAACGTCTTCTATATATGTATGATCGTATTATGGGAAATCATGATAAGATTGGTGAATTTCTTTATGATCAAGGGTGGATTGATACAGATTATGATAAGTATGATAAAAGATTACTTGTTTTGGGTTATGGAACTTATGTTATGTGGAAGATATTTCAACAATGTCCATTTTATCAGGATTCTGATAATAAGTTAGAGCTTGAACGAGTTAAATCTATATTGAAAGGTTTTAGTCAATACATTATGATTATAGGAAGTGATGTTTTTATTATGCATAATAAAATGCCTTCTGGAGTTTATGCCACTGCAACATTGAATTGTATTTGTGAATGTATTTTAGAAGTGTTACAATTTTATTATTGTTTTTATCTTACAACATATTCTGAAGATGAAATTCCAGTCGATTTTGTTTCTTTTGGTAGGAAGAAGGTTGATTTCTTCAAACAAGTATCATTAATTAATTATGGTGATGATAACCTTAAATTTGTACATCCAGATTACAGATATGTGTATAAAAAAGAAAAAATAGAAAGCTTTGCTGCAGCTTTCTGCATAATTATAACAGCAGCAAATAAAGGAGAAGATATCCACTTTAAGAGGATACAAGAAACTGTGTTTTTAAAACGAACACCAACTTGGGACCCGATGCTTAAAGTATTGATGGGTGTCTTATCTTTAAATTCAATTACAAGATCTCTTTGTTTTACAGACTCAGATGATCCTAATTGGGAACGAGATGTAAAAGATCAAGCTCTTCGTGAGCTTTCTTTTCATCCTTATACAACTTTTGCGTTGTATAACAAACTCTTTTATGAGAAACATGTTGATATGGATGATCAAGATGCTATCAAAAAGAAAGCAATACAGATGACTCAGTATGATGTGCAAACAGAGGATTTCCTTATAGGAGATTTCTGCGATGTAGAATATACGAGTGTATTGGTAAAGCGTGCCGTGTCAGGGCAGGACAAAATGAATGACGAATTAAAATTAAAAGTTAATACGTCACTCAGCTGACGTATTTATATTAATGAGATTAATATACTGAATAGAATTATGTTTTCTAAAGTAGGGATTGATAATCAAACGCGTTTAATGTTTGATTGTGAGTTCGC